AACTGTAGACGGTCCTAAGCCAAGCGTAGGACGTATCGGTGAATATGCCGTAGCAGTTGGTACAAACGCACTTTCAGAAGGCGAGCAAGAAGATAATATTTCTAACGTTGATCAATCAACAAGCCACGAAGTATCAATTTATTACAAAAACCGTAACGGTGTGTGGGTTAAAGTTGGTACACCAGAGTGGACAGCAAGCCACCCAGCAATCACAGCAAGTCCGTTAAGCAGTTCTGCAAGTTGGACAGCAGATGACTACGATTTAGAAATTTTCTTAGATGGTTCTGAAGATTCATTCCCAGTCACATCTATGACAACTGCTACAGATTTGAGCGATGTTGCTGCCGCTATCACTAACGACATTGACGGTGTTACAGCAACATACACAAATGGTGTATTAGAAATTTTCTACTCAGGTGACAGTATTCAACTAGGTGGTTCACTAGTACAAGGCGATCCATTAGAGTTAGGTATCGATCCTGCTAAAGTTTACTATACACCAAAACTACAAATTTCTAAGCATACACAAGTTCCAGCATACAAAGTTCGTGATTCTGAACCACGTCCTACAGGTTCTGTATGGATCAAGACCACAGAGCCAAATGCAGGAGCACGTTGGAGAGTTAAGAAATACAACGGCGACACCCAACTATGGGAAAACGTTGAATCACCAATTTACGCAAATGCACATGCCGCACTTGCAGAAGTTGACAAAACAGGTGGTGGAATTAATGTTCCATTGAATAGTGCTTTCGTTGAATTTAACTTCAATCAGTACGCAAAACCACAAGCAGAGTTCCGTGTACTACGTCGTTTCCGTACAGGCGAAACTGTATTGCGCAGTAAAGAAATTACAAGTGCAGGTATTACACCAGCAGGCACATATACAATGCAAGTTGGCGAAAGCATTGTTGGTAGTGCAACTTTAAACAGCAAAGCAGTTCCAGTAACTGTTGCAGGTAACCTAACCGACAGCGAGACTATTGCAAGTGCAATTAACGGTGCAGGATTTACAAACATTGTTGCCAGCGTTGACAATCTAAACAGAGTAGTTGTTACACATACAACAGGCGGCGAAATACGTTTTGCAGACTTTGATGACAGTACAGCATTTGTAGGCACAAAACTACAATTTGACAAGAACAGTAACGTCTACACAGTACGTGAAGAAGGTTCTGTTGTTAACGGCGAAGGTACATATCAATATGTTGCAAGTAACTGGATTCCAATGACAATTACTCCTGATACAGCGACAGTTGTACGTCAGAGTTATTATATTGCCAACGACAATCCACAGACATTAGTTGCAGATGGTACACTATGGTATAGCAGTGTTGTTGACGAAGTGGACATTATGGTACACAACGGAAACACATGGGTTGGCTATAGAAACTACGACCACGGCCGTGGCGCTGGCGTTACAAACCCAACAGGTCCGATTGTTGCGGCAAGTGAGCCAACTGAGCAAAGTGATGGTACTGTGCTAGAAGAAGGCGATCTATGGATTGACACTAGCGACATTGATAACTATCCACAAATTAAGCGTTATGACTATACAAACAAGCGTTGGGTATTGCTAGACAAGTCAGATCAAACAACAGAAAACGGTGTTCTATTTGCCGATGCTCGTTGGAACGAAGACGGTCTAACAGCAGATCCAGCAAGCATTGAAGAGTTGTTAGTCAGCAACTTTATCGACTTTGACGCACCAGATCCAGCATTATACCCGCGTGGTATGTTGCTATGGAACCTACGTCGTAGCGGATTTAACGTTAAGAAATTTAAGAAGAACTACATTAATACATTAGACGATAACCTACGTTACAAAGCAAGTCAAAGTGACAACGGCGATGCACCTACAAGCGGTGACAGCATGGAATTCTACTACCCACATCGTTGGGTTACAGAGTCTGGCAACCAAGCAGACGGTAGTGGATCTTTTGGACGCTTTGCACAACGTAAAGTTGTTCTACAAAGTATCCAAGCATTGGTAAACAGCAATCAAGAAATTCGCGACACAGAGCGTAACGGATTTAACTTGTTGGCTTGCCCAGGCTACCCAGAACTAATTGGCGAAATGATTAGTCTAAACTACGATCGTGGTTTAACAGCATTCGTAATTGGTGATACACCTGCACGTTTAACACCAGATGCTACAACAATTAACAACTGGGGTACAAACGCCGCACTAGCATTAGAAGACAACGAAAAGGGTCTTGTAAGCAGTGATGAATACTTAGGTGTTTTCTATCCATGGGGCTTTACAAGCGACAACGCTGGACGTGATATTATTATCCCTCCAAGCCACATGATTATGCGTATGATTGCACTAAGCGACCAAGTAAGTTTCCCATGGTTTGCACCAGCAGGTACACGTCGTGGTGGTATTACTAACGCAACGGCAGTTGGTTACTTAACTAGCGAAGGTGAATTCAGATCTGTAGCACTAAACGAAGGTCAACGCGATACACTATACAATGTAAAAGTTAACCCAATTACATTCTTTGTAGGTAGCGGTCTAGTTAACTTCGGTCAAAAGACTCGCGCTCGCAATGCAAGTGCGTTAGACAGAATCAACGTAGCACGTTTGGTAATTTATCTACGTAGCCAGTTGAACAAACTAGCAAAACCATACATCTTTGAACCTAACGATAAAATCACTCGTGATGAGATCAAGC